CTAATTGAATATAGCTCACGACGGCATCGTGAACAAACCTTAAGTCTGTAGCTATAGTTGTTTGATCGCCATAGTCTTTATCATTATTTTGCAAAATAATGATAAACTTATTTAATCGACAAAGATAACGTACTCCTATCTGGGAATTTTTTATTCTTGCTCAATATTCGCCATTATTGTCAGAAGATTGATTTTGCTCAAATTCCCAAAGATAATAGGGAATATTTTCTTTGATTGTAGATTGAAACTCTTGAAACGATAACATAATTTTCCTCTATTTATTTTCTGTTTTTTTTAGTTCTTCTAAAAAGCTTAAAAACTCTTGAAAAACAGCTTTTTTCCGTCCTTCCTGAATTTTATGGAAAACTTGCAACTCATTGTTAATAGAATCTGTAGTTTGTTTGTCGATGGTTTTTATACCTTGAGTTAAGGAATCTGAAAAAGTCTCACATCCTTGCGCCAGAAACTTTTGAATATGCCACCGACCATTACTTTTGATGTATTTTACTTCAAATACTATCTGATAGTTATCGTAACTAATGGTTACTCCGAAATAAGTGCAATTTCTTGCAAATTTACACTCCTTTTCAGTTACATCAAAGATACTTAAAATTTGTTCTTGAAACTCTTGAAATGATAGCATAATTACTCCCGTTGATTGACTACTTTAGTTTAATAATTTGATCCGTCTCCAAACACATAGCTTCAAAATACAATAACTTATCTCGTTGATTGTAATACTCAAAAATTTTGGTAACATCTTCTTCTGTATTTATATTGGAAAAATACTGTTGAGGTATTCCTTCTTTGTTGTATATCACAGCCCCGGTAGTAAAAGTCTGGTTTTTAGGATTGCCATCTTTATCTTCTTCCGCAAAGATTAATTGAAACATAATTACCTTTGTTTATTCGTTGCTGATAACTGATAACTGATTTCTAAAAGCTAAAAGACGAGACCTGCCATGCTGAGGCGCAATCTTGGAGGGAAGACCATAAATAATTTTTATGTTCGGTAAAATTATTTAGCATTTCGTACACTTTTTGAGTATCATAAACACCTGGATAAACACCTGTATAAGGTTGGTAATAAAATATTCTACAGTAAAGACCATCTTCGCTTATTGCTAAATGATGTTCTAATTTTACTAGCATATTTTCGAGCTTTACAGCAAATTCTTTTACACTAGGGGTAAGAAGGGGGAAATTGAAGGGGTTGTAAAAGAACATTTGATTGTCGCACACCACCCGAAAACCGAGGTCGTTGCTGACATCGCGGCGGGAGAAGTAGTAGCGGTAAGCGGAACGGCAGTAATAGGGATTGACGTACCAAGAACCGCCCCGCAGACAACTATCTTCACACCACTCCAAAACATTGCCAATCATGTCATACAGTCCCCAACCATTGGGCTTTTTCTGTCCTACGGGATGAGTTTTACCACCAGAATTTTTGGCATACCAAGCGTAATTTCCTAACTGATTATCATCATCACCAAAATAATAGCGAGTGGTTGTCCCCGCACGACAAGCATATTCCCATTCCGCTTCTGTGGGTAGGCGATAGGTTTTCCCGGTTATTTGACTCAATTTCTCACAAAAGGCTTGAGCATTGTTCCAACTAACGTTTTCTACCGGATTTTGGGGATTATTTTTAAAGTAAGAAGGATTGGTTCCCATCACTTTTTGATATTGTTCCTGAGTAATGGGATATTTGCCAATGGCAAAACTGTTGACTTTAACTTGGTGTTGAGGCTTTTCATCATCACTAGCATCGGGATCACTATCAGGATATCCCATGAGAAATTCACCTACTGGTAAGCTCACTATTTCTAATACGACTTGATTGGGTAGGTTTTCGGTCATCGTGAACTCCTTTAGTGTTTTGGTATATACCTAATATAACAGGTATATGTTTTCGTGTCAAGTATTTTTTTGTTTTTTTTTCAACCGATAACGACGACATCTTTCGGCGTTAGTCATTGAATTAGGGTGGGGGGGTTTCCCTGCCGGATTACCAGTAAAGTGGTAATTGCAGTCTTTACATCGGTATCTCTGTTTTCCTGACACAGAGAATCCTTTTTTAGAGATTCTCTGTGATTGACATTTGGGACAATTAAAGAACTCCATAATCTCCTAGTGTAAACATAGCCTCTATGTCTCCTTGTTTAGCTTTTTCTTTAGCTTCTTTGATAACTTTTAAATCAGCTAAGTTTCTTTCTCTCATTTTGTCATCCATTTTGCGATAAGCTTTTTCAGCTTCTTTGAAACTTTTAAAGACCGAAATGCTACCCCATACTTCGGTCTGATAGCAATCTTGGAAGAGTCCAGATTGTAAATCTTTTTTAATTTTAAAGATAATTCTCTCGAAAATGGTGTCGGTAACAGCCCCCTCAAAACCGACTACATAAAAGGACTTTCCATTAACAGATAAATGTGCTATACAAGCGGCGCGTCCAGTATTGACACAGCCTAACGATTCCGAACCAACCACATAACTTAGGTGGCGAGATAACTTGTGTTGTAAAGACTGTTCTTTACTGGTCGTCGCTTGTTTTTTGACAGTCTTAACTTGATTGACATTGACTGTGACTTTATATGTCTGTAGTTTTTCCATATATTTTTCTGACCAAGCCTTAGCCGCTTCATAGCTACGGCGGTAAGATACTTTTCCGTCAGGAAAATAACAGAACCACTTATCCTTATCTACACCTCTACCTTTTTTAATTTCAACTTTTTCTGCTTTTGCAACGTAGTGACCAGGTGCTTGTCTGTTAAATTTCATCGTAACCTCTTTTGTGTTTGTTAGTATATACCTATAATGACAGGTATATGTTTGTATGTCAAGGGGTTTAAGAAATATTTTTAAACCCCGATAAGACTAGCTAAGATACATAACAGACATAGCTTTAAGTGCTATAGTTTTTTGACAAGGTGTACCTTGCAACCCAAATTTTTTGTAAAGACTGCTTTTAATCCCAGATAACCGAGATTTTGTTACACATTGATCCTCGGCAATAACCTCTTCCAAATGATAGGGGAGCTTCCAAAGGATTTTTCGTTCTTGATCGGTCAGTCCGCCCTGATAACAAGGAATATCATAGACTTTTTCAAATTCTTCTTTTGAAGGAATCTCTACATTTAGGGACTCTGCTTCTGTCAATACTTTTGAGGTTTTTTCATCAAACTTTTGAATCTGTTCTTTTTGCGCTTCTTTTTGCGCTTTTAAATTTTCTAAATCAGATAGCTTGGCTTGGAAAATCTCAATTTGAGATTTGAGGTAATCGATCTCATCTTGAATATCAGCGACTTGAGAATCAATTTTGTCGATGGTAGTCATTGTTTTAATCCTTGTGTGTTTTGTTTACTTCTCCATATTAGATCGTTCTCCCAATAAAGTCAAGTATCTGGGAGAATCTTTTTTGAACAAGTGTACTACTGATGACTGATAACTAGAAGCTAACTAATCTCTATGTCGTTAGCGTCAGCAAAGTCATTGACATCCATAAACCAGTCTGACCATTGATCAGGGTCGGATAGATTGACTTTATCGACTGACCACTGTCCAGGCTGTAAATACAGCCCTGCTTTCCACTTGTCAGGTATAGGACAGAGCCAATGCTTTGCTTTCTCGGCATCGGTAGGGGTGAGGATAAATTGGAGAATATATCCGTTCCATTTGCCTTTTTTGATGCTGTAAAAGCAGGACAAGGCATCGATCAAGTCATCACACTCTTGTTGGTAGTCAGCAAAGTTTTCTGGTAATTTAAATTTAGGTTTTTTAGCCTTGTTATCCGTCAGCTTAGGTTCTGATTTAGGTTTTGGCTCTGATTTTGTTTCGACTTCCAATTGATTGGTTTTTAGTTGCTTGTTTTCCTGTTCCAGTTGATAAATACGAATTTGTAACTGGGTAACAGATTCGTTTAGAACTGTTATTTGATTTGTTTCTCTTTGCAGTAGAGAAACTGTGCATTCAAGATCATGTATTTGTTGCTTTAAGTTTTCCTTTTCAATCCATGCTTTATTGAACTCTTGGTATTCTAAGTCAGGTTCACCTAACAACCAATCAACGAGCGCAACCTGTCTTTTTTCAGAAAAAGATAACTCGCTATCAGTCTTTAGTTGGTTGTCAATTTCTTGATCCTCTTGTGGGATGTATTCGCAATTTCGGAGGTAGTCTTCATCAAACGATTTATTGTTAGCCATGATTTATTACTTCGTGTGTTTTGGTTACTTTCTATTATGGATCGTTCTCCCAATAAAGTCAAGTATGTGGGAGAATTATTTTTGAGCGTTTGTACTATTGATAACTGATAACTGATAATTGGTGATTAATACTCACTAGGGAGAATTAAAACACCTCGAACGTTTCCCATATCACACAAATAAAGAGTGATTCCTGGAATGGGAAAATCGGTCAAAGGTATCTTTTGAGTGATTACGGGTTCATCTGTATCTCGCTCACAGATAAGAATCGCTGACTGATCAGGATTAACTTTTAACTTCCATATTTGAAGTTGTTTTAAATCAAAATTGTCTTTGATTTTTGTTTCACTTTGCCACGAAGCAATCGCATCAAGTAACCAATAGGCTCCGTTTTCTGCTAAATATTTGACTCCGTCAGTATATAAAAAAGGGTAGTTTTTATTACTATAGTAATTTTCTGTGCTACTAAATTGATCAAGATTTTCTAAGTTCATTTTGTTACTCCTAAGTGTACTACTGATAACCGATAACTGATAGCTATTAATTGACAATTAATTAAGAAGCTCTAAAGCTTTTTCTGTAGCAATGTCTGACCCAAATTCTTTTATCGAGGCTTCGAGTGTTTCTCGGAAAGAATCCAAATCTCTTTCCCAGATTTCTCCTGTTTCCTGAACTTCTAAAACCTGATCCAATCCGCAAGCTTCAATAGCGTCCCGATTTAAGAAAAAAGCGTCGTTAGTGTGTTCGTAAGAAACAGTGCAAACACCGTTCGGATATTCGTAAGCTAAAAAACCGTAGGTTTTTTTTGTTTCTTCTGAATTGATCTCACAGACAAACTCTTCTGCAATTACTTTTAAAGTTTTTACGATCATTTTTGACTCCTGTGTGTGTTTTGGTTACTCTTCTATATTAGATCATTCTCCTAATAAAATCAACTATCTGGGAGAATTATTTCTGAGCATTTGTACTACGTCTTTGTTTGTAGCGTTGGTGTTGATCCTGTTTTCGTTTAGGATCGAGTTCTCGGTGTTCCAAGCAGTACCCAGATTTGTTTCGGGTATTAAGTGCCGTAAATTTACCTAAAACTAAGCAGGCAGCACAATATTTAGTTTCAGGAATAATTGTTTCTGTAGAAAAGTTGATTCCTTTTTTTGCGATTATCTGAGGAGGCTTATCACAGACTAAAGCTACTCTTGTCAAACCTATGCCCGATAAAGAGTAATCTTGTAGCTTAACAAGACTTAAGTTAGTGTCAGTATTGTCGATTTTTTGAATAGAAGATTTTAAAATTTTAAAATCTTCTGATTTAAGGGACAAGATTAGAATCATGGCAAATACGCTGTCAATAGATTAAATTAAGCAGTTTAATGACTTGCTTAGGTCACTAAATTTTAAAACCATCTAAGGAAAGATAAATCTTACTGGCATAGATGCAATCTTATCCTGTAAATACTCATGGTATTGAGATTTTAAGTCAACTATTTTTGACTGCCCCCAATCACATTTCGAGAAAAATTCTAATTCTGCATAAAAGTCTTTACTAGGATGAGACTTAAACTCTTCACAGAATGCAAGAAAATGATTATAAAGTAAATTCTCGGAAACGAAAGGATTATCATCGGTTTGGGAAACATATAACCGCATAGTGTAATCTCGATTTTCCTTGCCATTACCAAAATAAATTGTAAAATCTACTTTGTCATATAGCCCGTTACTTGGCAAGTTTTTAGGGTCATTTTTGTACCAAGATTGTATATGTTTGATGAATTGATCATCGGAATTAAAAACAGAACTATTAAAAACAATTGATTCTATTTTGTATTCGCTTGGTTCATCGACTTGTTCTATTTCTGCTATTTTTTCTTCATAGTATCCGTCAGGAAGTACACTAAAAAACTCGTTGTTAGCTACTTTATAGAGGTCAGCGTAAATATAGAAATCGTATTTTTCGTTCTCGATATTTAGCATTACTTTAATTTCATCAAACATTGCGTCTAAGTCGTTATTACTTACGCTAACAATAGTATCTCCTGTATATCCACCATCAAGAGAATCTGAAACGTAGCTATGGTATTTATTAGTAACCAATTTAATTTCTGACATTGTATAAGGAGAACCTATTAAACCTTTGACATCTACAGAAATCTTATCAATAACACCTTTATTAGTTTTTACAGAAAACTTTAACTCTGGGAATGCTTGGGTTAGTTCTTTCTTTAGTTGCTGTGCTTTGGTAGCCATGTTGAACTCCTTTGTGTGTTTTGTTTACATTTCTATATTAGATCGTTTTCCCAATAAAGTCAAGTATGTGGGAGAATCTTTTTTGAACGGATGTACTAATAAAAAACACTTAGCTTAGTTAAGCGTTTCTTATTGCTGACTAAGCAATAAGTGTACTTATGAAGCTTTAGCCTTAATCTTGTCATCAAAAGCATCTATGATGTTTTGCCCTATTTTTGCTTTTTCAATTGCGCTAGACTTATTCCATTCTAAGTAAGAGTCTGGAATGTCAATGTTAGCGGCAACTAACTTTTTGACAGCTAACCTAGCCGCTTCTTTTTCGCTTAGATTTTCATACTTAACTGGGTTTCTAGTTTTAAATCCTACACTAGACATTATTTCTAATCCTGTTGGGATGTGATAAATGCAGTAAGCGTCATTTCCTCCCGCAGAAATCAGATAATCGCCCAAAGCTTCTCCTTTTACTTTTCTAGTTTCACCTTCTCTGTTTAGAATAGATATGGTCTGTTTGGTAAATTTTGTGTTATCGATTACTTCTTGAAACTTATTTACGCATGGCATCTCACAAAAAAGATTTAATTCTAATTGTTTGGTTCTGAGTTCAATTGCTTGAGTTTCGGTTATATTGATTTGAGTATCCTTAGATTCATTAATTGCTTTTTCTGGTTTCCGATGAAATTCGTCTTTAAATGCTTGTTTCTTCTCGATCCATAGACAGTATTTTTCTGTTAATCCCCTTTTATCCATTTCTTGCTGGTATTGATCAACCCAATAAACTACCTGTAGAAGGAGATGGCGATCTCCCCATTGAATATCTTTTTGTGCTTTAAAGTCTTTTTGCATTGATTGGGCAGCCAAAGAATACTTCCATCCGTCAATAATTTTTTTGTCTGTCAGTTTAGGAGATAGCACGTTGCAGCAGTGTTTTTTAAGGGTAGAAACACTAACAGGGATTTTAACAGTTATATTTTTTACTTTTATTTCTTTTTTGGGCTTTAACTGCTCAATAGCTGATTCTACTTTTAGAATTTCTATAACAATCTTAGCCTTGGCACGATTACCTTTAGTAACTGCTAGTTGAGCAGTTAATCTAGCTAATTTAATTTGTAAAGTGTTCATGTCGTCGTTGTGTGTTTTGGTTACTTTTTATTGTGGATCATTCTCCCAATAAAGTCAAGTATGTGGGAGAATTATTTCTGAGCAGATGTACTACTTTATTACAATTTCTTGAATTTTTGAGTCGTGACTAAAAACTCAATTTTAGATATTCTATCGTTAATCAGTTTTAACTCATCTTTTATAAATTGCACTGTCTCCCGATCATAGGATTCTCCCGATGATTTTTTACCTGTTTTTAATGCCTTTTCAAAGATAGGACGTTCTTTTATGTCCTTGATATACCGTTTTTTCTGTGTTGTTAAAGTATCTCTTTCTTTTGATGCGTTAACAGCATTTTTAGCATTCCGGAATAGTCTATCGTCAAACTGTTGACGCTTACTGTCTGATTGATTTCTAATACCACCAGTGTCAGCGGCAGGGCTAGAGTTTAAGATATTGTTGTGATTTTGAGATGTAATTCCGTTTATATCGTTATTTAATTTTTCAATCTTACAGTCAAGGGCGTTGATTGTATTAACGACTCGTTCTTTTGTAGATTCTGGAATTGATAACTTTTGTAACCATTCTGGTTGAGGTAATGTTACTACTTCATCTTTAAAAGATTGCATATTTTTAATCGTTGAGGACAAAAACTCAATATTTGATTCAATTTCTAATATATTTAAAACGATTTTAGCTTTATTCCGATTACCTTTAGTAACTGCTAGTTGAGCAGTTAATCTAGCTAGGCTAGTCTGGTATTTGTTTAGCTTAGTTTGTAAAGTGTTCATTGTTTTAATCCTTGTGTGTTTTGTTTACTCTCTTATCTTAGATCGTTCTCCCATAAATGTCAATAGATTGGGAGAATCTTTTCTGAGCAGATGTACTAAGTATATTTACTTGTTGTCATTGTAGATAAATTGTAGATAGGGTGATCGACAACCGAAACCGTTACCCTGTAAAGGTTCTAGACTTTGTTGATAATGTCAATGTCTTATGGGAGGAGAAAAAGATAAAAGAATAAACCAGACTGGACAATAAAAAACTGTAGAGTAAAAAAAGCAAACAAGGTCAACAGCAAGGCTGTTAGTTTGTAGATAGATTGTTAATAAGGTTATTAACAATCAGAGCCTATACAGGGTATAGATTTCAGGGTTTGTTTATCTTGTCGACACTCTATACAGGAGAAAGAAAAGATAGGGAGAAATAAACAAACTGGACAATAAGAAAAGGATAAAAAATCTTGACACAGGGAAATAGAGTGACAATATAAACAAAGTCTAGAACCTATATATATCAATGCTTTTTATTGTTGATCACCTTATCTACAATCTATTTACAAACCAACAAACTATAAACCCCCTATGGACTCATAGGGGGTTTATCTTGAATGTCGGGGTAAAGACCGTCGCTAAAAGCGACGGGAGTGTCAAATGGGTTTAGGTATTTTTACCGTTTTTTATCGTTTCTCATAAGCATTCGACCGCCTCGCCATCCCCGTGCTTTTTCTCGTTCGGTTTCAAGTAGGTTAAATTTAGCTATATCGCGCTCTTTTTCAGCGTGTAATTCTTCGATCACTAGCCGCTTATAGTCAAGCATCGAGTTTTTACTGCTAAAGTCAGCGATCATAGTCTTTTGAGTTTTGATCAATTCCTCTAGTATTTGCTTCTCTTCGCTTAGTTTGACGATTTGGCTCTCAAGTTGCCTTACCTCTGTAATTGCCTCGCTCTTGACGCGAAAACCAGCTAATGTGTGAAGGAATAATCGGACTCCTAGCTTAAGCACTTGAGAGGCTAACTCAGGATTATCCTTTGGCAACCACTTACAGATTAGGTCTTCTGGGATTAGATAAACCCCTTGCAACCCGCCCT